TCGCCGTGCCGCTGGGCGCCAATGTGAAGATGGACGGATGCGGCGCCATCTATCCGGCCATCGCCTCGATCTTCATCGCCCAGTATTTCCAGATCGACCTGACGCTGACGCAGTACATCCTGATCGGCCTGACGGCCGTGCTGGGGTCGCTGGGCACGGCGGGCGTACCGGGGACCAGCATCGTCATGCTGACCCTGACGCTGTCGACGGCGGGCCTGCCGCTGGAAGGCGTGGGCTATATCATCGCCATCGACCGCATCATCGACATGATGCGCACGGCCACCAACGTCACCGGCCAGATGGTCGTGCCCGTCCTGGTCGCCAAGGAGGAAGGCCTCTTGAACGAGGATATCTACAACGGCCACGTCGCCTGGCTGCCCGGCGATCCGGAGGATGAAACTCCGGAAGGCGCGCGGGCGGCGGGAATCTGAGCAAGCGACGCTGCTATTTGATGAATTGAGGCTTGCCGTCGTCGGAATCGCGGGCTATGTCCCCGCCTCCCGACGGCGCAGTCACTGACCGCCCCGTTCCCAGGCGGACGCGTAGCTCAGCGGGAGAGCACCTCGTTCACACCGAGGGGGTCACAGGTTCAATCCCTGTCGCGTCCACCATTTTTTCCCAATATAATCAACCCATATCACTCAAGAACACTAGTTGCTCTTTGGTTCAATTGAACCGTGCAGGATTGATGTTCTGACTATGTTCCGGTTATGGGCTCGCTCATGGCCCGCGAAACCGTCCAGTGCATGATCGAGCGATCCGCCAAGATTCGCTGGCGCTGCGACGTGGGTCAGGGACACCACGGCGACGTTGACCTGAAGCGCATCGCCAAGGCCAAGGGCGGCGACTACTCCATCGTCAACCGGCGGCCGCCCTGCCGCATCCCCGGGTGCCCTGGCGTGGTGATCTTCGAAGACTTCACCGGATCATGGCCCCGCAAGGTGGAGACGATCACTGATCGGGATTTGGAATGGTGGGCCGAGAACGACCGACGTCGGGCCGAGCTGGAGGCGCTGGGCTATCGGATGGAAATGGGAAAGTGGGTCAAGCAGCCGCCCGCAACCCGTACCGATGACGAAGAAGGCTCATCTCAGTGAATTGCCAGCTTCGGACGAACCCGCCCCAGATCGTCGCCAGACACACGCCCTGACGCCATGTCGATCCGCCCTTGTTCGCATAGCCCTCGATAAAACCCGGAGGCAGAGCGGTGGCGGCGGAATAGACGGTCGGGCTTCGGAATGGACCGGCCTTGTGATCGCTGATCTGGGTCGCGCGATGATCGTCGCCGTGGATCGTGTCGCACATGGCCTTGTTGGCATGCTGACCTTGGGCCAGCGGCTTTCCTCGGCCGTTCAGGGGAATGTGTGTAAACGCCACCCCGTCGATGAAGCGATATTCGCCATAGGGCGACGTGCGCCAGCCCCATTGCAGGAACGCCTCTTCAACAAGCTCGCCGTGCGACAGGCCGTCAGGGTGGTGGTTGTCGTAGCGCCAGGCGCGGTGTTCGTGGTTTCCGAGGGTGATAAGCTTCTTCGGCCGATGATCGCCTAGTCCCCTCTGGAACTCGCGCTGCGAGGCGTGGAAGCTCTCCAAGTCCTGCGCAAAGGTCGGCTTGGCGAATCCCTCGAACGTCGCCCGGTCGTGGTGGGTGGAGAAACAGTCCATGCTCATCCAGTCCCCGACCGACACGACCCAATCCACCTGATGCTCTGCGGCGAACCGGCCCAGCCAATAGAATCGCTCCTTGTCAGGCAGGTGTGGGCTGTCGTGCGCGTCGCCAATGACGCAGACTGTGGCCGGCCTTCCCTCGGGCGGGGGCTCGGTGACGTGATCCTGTGTCGGCAACAGGGGGCCGGTCGGGGCGCGATGCTGATAGTGGCGGGGCCGATAGAGGCTATCATCCGGCTCCAGTCCGTAGGTGTCCCGCGCTATGCGAACCCGCGTTTCAAAGCTGCTGATGGTGTTGACCCATCCCTCCCGAACGGCCTGCGCGGCGGCCTCGGCAACGGCGCCGTTTCCGGTTCCGGTCATCCCCTTGGGGCGGAAACCCTCACGCAGTTTGTCCTCTACGCGCTGAACGGCTTCAAGGGCGGTTTCTCGCTTCAATGGCGGCTGGGCCATGTCACCTCGGGCGTTGCTTCAGCCATTGGTCGATCATCGACCGTTCGGCCTTCAGGGTTTCGACGGCGAGATTTCGGGCGGCGTCGCAGGTCACGATCTGCCCTCCCCTCGCGATATAGGCCGCCTCCAGGTCCGATTGCGTCGGATCGGCCGGAAGCGTCGGAAGTTGGCAGGACTGCTCAGCGAGCGCCGGAAGCGTCAGCCTCGGCGGGTCGGCATAGGTCGGGCGCGTAACCGCAGAGCATCCGGTCAGAAGTAGCGAGACGGACAGCGCGGCTAGGCTCCAGAGGGTCGTTCGCATCAGGTGCGCTCCGGGCTTCGGTGATGGCGTTTTGCGTGGCGGCCTGAACCGTCACGATCTGGCGGTGGACGGTTTCGATCCGCTGGATTTGCTCGGCTTGGCCGGCGCTCTCGATGCCTCGGGCGGATGCATCATCCTGAGCCCGGTCGCGATCCGTCTCGACGCGCTCAAGGCGGCTTTCGGCAGACCACGGCAGAAAGGACCACACCTTGTTCCAGGTGTTCGCCAGGACGATCAGGGCGAGTATCAGGACGACGGAGCCGATCAGATAGGCCCAGCCCTTGGGGGTCAGGAAGCGCATCAGGGATAGACCTTCCGGTCCAACTCAAAATGCGGGCCGTCCCTCAGCTTGGGCCAGTCGCCGCCCCAGATGATCGGAATGCCCTCTTCCTTGGCAGCCTGCCGGAACGCCGCGGCGATCTTCGGGTACAGCGGCCAGTCCCAGCGGACCTCCGAACCGATGTAGGCCACCACGTCGACGGCGTGACCGGTCAGGTGGCGGCTGTTCAGGGTGCGGCTCGCTCCCTTGGCGACAAGTTCCCTCTGGCGCTCCTTGGTCCGCAGCCCTTCGGTGATGCCGAAATCGACAGGAGTGATCTGGATGGCGCGCTTTACGACTCGGATGAGATCGGGGTGAACGCCATCGAGCCGCGCCAAAGAGCGCGACGACAGACGAAAAGCCATGTTGGCCTCCGGTTGTGGTGGGTTAGTCGTCGTCCCCGTCGATCTCGAGAGACCCGGCCGGGGTGGTTGCGCGAACCTTCACGGTCGCCAGCGCCACGACGATGACGCCTATCAGGGCGAGGGAGCCGAACAGCGCCCCGCCGAGGATGGTCAGTTGCTGTTCCGCCCGGTCTTCAGGCCAGCCATAGCGAACCAGCCAGACCAACCAGACGGAGAAGGCCGTTAGGGGAATGGCCCCAAGGATGATCGACCAGAGACGCAGATTTCCGACCGCGAAGGCTGCGCGCCAGATGCGGGCGATCATGACGCCCTCCGACGAGAGGCGGGGCGTGGCGGCGGTGTCAAGCCTGCAGATCGAATCACGCCCTCAAGGCTTTCGATGTGAACGGACAACTCCCCCACCCTTTCCTCCAGGGCGTCGATGCGCTCCATCAGAGCGTCCTCACGATCCTTGAGCGCCTTTATCGTCTCCGCGGCTATGGATTGGGCGAGCGTGATCAGATCGACCTTGGTCTTTCCTCGACTGGAGAGCCAGTTCCATACGTGCCCCCCGCCCATGATGGTCAGGATTCCAGAAAGGGCGATCTCGGCTGTGGTCATCTGACCTCCGGGCATAAAAAAGCCCCCGGTAAAGGGGGCTGATGTGTTGATCTGGCGGTAGGTGCAGACTGGACGTGATCCCCAGCATTATGCGGAGGTCGCTTGTCCTAACCGTCGAACCCAACGCTTGGCCCTCTTCCAGAGAGGTACGGCTCGTTGCTGCGCCAGAGCGTACTGCAGGTCGTCAACGCGCTTCCGCAGGTCTTCGATCTCGGATCGCTGGGTTTCGGTGATGGCGGCGAGGTGACTAGCAGCCACCCAGTGCGCCACATTCCAGTGCGACTCCATGCCCCTGATTCTGTGCGGATTGAGGGTCTTGAGCATAAGAAAGACCTCATCTGCCGAGTGACGGGCAAAACGGTTCTTTATGGCTGTGACGGATCGCTCCGCGCCCGTTCGATCGTATTCATCCTTTAGCGGGGACAACAGCGTTGCCGCTGGTCGCTCCGGGCCAAGGATCAGGTCAAACAACCAACGCATCCAGCCGAGGTCTGCAATGGCGAAGGTCGAAGGGTGCCCGCTGTCTGGGAGCGGCCAGGAGGATGAGTTCTTACACCTCTCCTTGATCATCGCGATGTGTCTAGCATCTAGCGCAGCGTGCGGATCATAGATCAGGTGGCACTCAATATCTGTCGACCCGATCTTATGGGGGTGGGCCGCGATACGCGCCCTGTCTGAAACCCACCGATCCTCAAATTCCACAACCATCGGATCGGCGCTGAACTGCGGGCATACCGCAACGATCTGTGTGGCTCCGATCACCTCTGCGAAAGCAATGGCCGCAAATCCTCCCATGCTTGAGCCAATGGAAATACGGCGCTGATAGGCATCGAGGATCGGCATCACAGATGCGCGGAAGGCCTCAAGATCAAGCGGTTGATACCAGTGGTCATCGTCTGGAACGACGTACAAGGCGCTGTACGCGCCCGTTTCATGCTCCCATAATCGCTGACGCTGTTGCCAAGCGGACCACACAACCGCAACCAGAGGCGACCCATCGACGTGCCTATGAAAGACCCGAACGCCAGATCCGGTATAGATCAATTCCATGTGGCAGATCGTCTAAGTTGCAACCGAACTGCACGTATACCAAGGATCGATCAACACCACTACATCAGTTGAGCTGGAATCCTTATCGTTTGCCCAGACTTTGTAAGGAGAGTGATGTAGCCTGTCGCAGTTGGGGCGCCCGCGACATAGGTTCCCAGGCGCACGCCTCCCGTGCCGGACCCGTCCAGTAACAGATCAGCGTTCGTGGCCCCGCCAGTGCCTGTAGCCACGATAGAGGTAACTCCAGCCGCGCCAGCGCTAATTACCGGATAGGCGTTGATGTTCGCCACCGAAACAATGTGGGCTACGGGTCTACTTTGATCGGAGGTGATCGTAAGGCGACCGAGAGCTTTGACATCGAGATTCAACGAAATGTTGGCGTCCGAACCCATCGCTCGAATGCTCGGCGCAAAACCAGTAGCCGCCCCCTCAACGAAGATGCGGTTTGCGTTCGCTGTTTTGCCCGCGGCGTTCTTGACGCGCAGGGCCTCATTGCCGGCCAGACCGCCGATGCTGACAAAATCGCCTCCATCAGGGATCACACGCCGGTTCGACGCATCGTTATTTTCGGATAGCTTTGGGTAGATCGTAAGCGCAATCCGAGGGTCGTGAGCAGCCCAATAACCCGCGCCGAAATAATGCGGGCGGTGCTTTCCAAGTCCTGCCACTCCGGTCGTCGTATGAAACCCGCGTCCAAGAGTCGGGTGACCGGCGAACGACATGGTGTTGATGTTCTCTTCGTCAGTCCCCCAGTCCAGTTGCACCCGCATCGTCGTGTTCTGGTCGTTGATGTCTCCGCGCCAGGAAAAATCGACATTGGAGGCGTTCGCAGGCGCAGTGCCTGTGAAGCTGTAGGTTTCCTGATTGATGAACGACAGATCCGAGGCAGCGTAGGTTACGCCGTTCAGCACAAAGCGGAAGTCACGGAAGAACAGGGCTGGGAAAGGAGTTCCGCTGATGAAACGCACCTGACCAGAAACTATGTCGGCCTTGCCTGATCCAGTCGTGTAGATCCAGTTGAACGGCTCGTTGGCATAGTTGGAATCAAAGCTGATTGCCGATCCATCAAACAACGTAACTGCCAGCTGATCGGCTGCGGGCTTACCCGACACCTTCAGCTTGCGACCGGCGAAATAGAGAGCGTCTCCAACCTGTATGGAAGTGAAGGCGGATCCGTTGATCCTCTGAATGGTATTGGTGCCATTGAGGCCCTGGGCGCGTCCTCTAAGTGACGACGAATAGATGATCAGCTCGGTCGGATTTCCTGACCTTGCGGACTGAAATTTGTTCCAGTTGCCGTGACCATCGCTTCCCAGGAAAGAGCCGTCATCCGGCCCCATGCGTGGATCGCCGCCGCCGATTTTGAAACCGCCCGTCCCCGGATAGCCAATCAAAAACCCGGTCGAGCCAGCGGCGACGAAACCTGTTCCTCTGATAAGGTTGTGACGAACGTCATCCATATCGCCAAGGTCAAGATTGTCGCGCGCCGTCGATGCGTCGGCCACGTCTCCAAGGTTTGCTGCCTTATCGAGCTTGTTCGCCACCGCGAGAATACGTCCGTCGTCCCCAGCCGCTACCGTTCCCGGGGTGGATCCGACGTTGAGGATGGCGGCGTCGCCCAGGTCGAGAGCGGAGCGCCAATCTTCAGCAGACGTGATGTCTGATCCGTTCTTGTTCGCCTTGGCGGCGAGACCGTTGATCGTGTCGTCCCGCGCGGCCTCTGCCTGTTGCGCCGCCTCCTGAGCGATGGCGGCGTTCTCAGAGGTGTCCGCCATCTGCTTCAGGGCGAGGCCGAGGGTTCCGGACTGCACCAGGAGCACGCGCTTCTGGCCATCGGGCGTGATGGTGACATGACGCATGATCAGATTCCCCGATGCAGGACGTAAGGGCCGCGATCCAAGCTGGTCACGGTGCCGTCGATGGTGGTGTAGTCAGCCTCAAACCAGCCAATCCAAGGCTCGGAGGGGGGGGTAGCGAGCGGCAACGTGGCAAGGTCGGCCACACTGATCTCCGCAACGATCACCTGTCCTTGGCACAGCGTACTGGAGCCGTTCGGCGTGGCCGATTGACTGATAGACAGCAGTGGGGAAGCCCCCTCTTCCGTGGCGATGCGGAAGCTGGCCGTGCAGTTGTCGAAGTTTAGCTGGCTTGTCTCATCCGTATACTCGGCCACAAACGTGGCGGTTCGGACATGCTCAAAGCCCTCGTTGCAGCTCATAGAGCCTCCATAGAAAAAGGCCCGCCGAAGCGAGCCTTGGGGGAGGAAGAGAACCGTGTTAGGTTCCAGCCATGGATTTCATCTACAGCCCGTTTTTTCGGGGTCTTGTCGTCCTTGGCCTTTTCGGGATCGGCTTTCTCAAGCCGGAGTGGGGGACAGGAGTCCTGCTCGGGCTGGCGACCCTGCTTGTGTATCTGGCGACCGCTGCTGAAGAGCGTGCTCTAGCGCGCGTTCGTAAACTGGAACGAGAGCTGGGTTACGTTGAGCGTAGCCATACAGCTCTTTCAAAGCTTTCCGCCCTGAGGAAGAGTCGCTCGCTCGATAAATCGCGTTGAGCGCCTTCTGCGCCGGTCGGGAATAGGCCAGCGATGAGGCGATGATAGGGACCGCGACCTTGGGGGCGATGATCGTTCCGCCCAGCAAGCCCGCCATGACGCCCCGCTCTACAGTGCCGCTGTTCCCCGTCTGGTTGGGCAACACCTGACGCGCGGCTGAGGCCAGATCCTGCATCATGGCGTCGCCTCGAGCCAACTCGGACCGGCTGGCCCCCTGCCGGATGGCAGTAGACAGTTCGCCAGGAAGAAACTCACCTGCGCGCGCGTCCGCTGCCGACTTGGAGGCCGCCCGTTCGATCCTCACGAGGTTGGCATAACCCTCATTGATCTTCTGGATGCGCGGTGCCTGCTCCGGGTTCTGCCGGGCGACCATGTTGCGAAGAGCTGACTGAATGTCGCTCACCGCCTCACCGAAGGCCGATATGCTCGGGTCCGGGGCGTTCAGCCGTTGCCGGGCCAGAGCACCCAACTCGCTTTCAATGCGCTTGAACTGTTCGCCAGTAATCGTCGCATCGGCTTGATCAACATTTCGGAAGACGCGGCGGTTAAGCACCTCGGCCAGTTGCCGCACCCTTTCGGGCTCCATCTCTCCCGCAGCGCGATCAAGAATGGAGGCGATCTCGTCGTATAGAGGCGTGTCGAGTTGAGCGGACACCTTCGGCAACACCTTGTCGTAGGCTTCGCCAAGCTTCCTCTGCACGGTGTCTATGCCGTCATAGCCAGCGGTCGCCCCCTTGGGCATCGTCTCACCGATTGGTGCAAGGGCGCGGTTGTAGGCCGCGATATTGAGCCCTTCTACGCCCCGATCTCTGGCGCTTTGAAGGAAAGGCAGCAACCCAGTTGCGCTGTCTTCCATCTTGCGGGCCAGTGGTCCAACGACAGGTAAGCTTTCGGCCATCTGGCCCGGCGTCAGGTCAATGCCCTCGCGGGATAGGACACGAGCGGGCGAAGGTGTAGCGGCTCGGCGGGCTGCGCCGGCCGTCAGACGGTCAAGAAGCCCCTGCCCCACGCCGCCAGCGGCAGCGCCCAGCAAAGCGCCCTCGCGCGCCCCTTCAATGCGCTCGCCGTCTTCTGCCGCGCCCGCGCCATAGAGACCGCCGTAGCCTGCGCCAAGCAAGCCGCCTCGCGCTACTCTCTGCGTAGCCGTTGCGCCTCGTCCCACCCACCCGCCACCCGGAGCCAGCAGACCCGTGCCGAAGCCAGCAACACCGCCCGCAACCCGCGCGCTTCGGTTCTGCTCGTTGTCGATCTGCTTGAGCGCCTCCTGGCGGTCGCGCATGGCCTGATAGCCCTTGCCGTTCAGCAATCCTGTCGTGAAGGCGACGGACTCGTCAAGAAACGGGATTTGCTCGGAGGCAGCCATAGCCCCGGCCCCAATAGCGTCTCCCAGATTGGTCGTGCGGGTGAAGATGCCGGGGGCGCGCTGTTCGTTCGTCGTCCCCTCGACCGCCGAACCAGCCGCGCGCGTCAGGTCGCCATTCTCCAGCCTGACCCAATCGCCCTTTTTGGCCTGGATCACCTGATTTCGGTCGGTGATATCGATAGGATGATCACGAGTGCCAAGCTGCGGAGCCAGTTCTGGGGCCGCCGCCTCTGGCATCGCGTCGACTGGCTCGAAAGCCGAAAAATCCTCGCTTTGCGGCAGGCCGATCAGGTTCACATCGCTGGCAGGCTGGCCGTCCAGATTGAAGAACAGGTGGTTTCCGATGGCTCGGCCGGTTCCGTTATCCCACGAAGGCTTGTCGCGCCCTAGCGCAGCCTGAGCCTTGGGGGCATAGAAGTGAGAAGCCCCTCCAGTCGGATCTTGGTCAGACGCGATTTGCGCCGCCACCTCCCGATAGAGCGGGTCATCGGGCCTGATGGACATGAGGCCTTGAGCCGTCTCTGCGTTGCCCCACGGCTCGAACTGGTTGGGCTCAAGCACGACTTGGGATGGCGATAGGCCGCGCTGGCGGGCGCGATTGCGAATGACAGCGGCCACGGCCAGGCGGCCCTCTGGGCTCTCACCGCGCGCCTCTCCGATCACCGTGCGGATCAGGGCGTCGTTGTCGTCGGCAAACTGCACCTGTGGCGCGCGTCGCCAGCCACCCACACGCCGAGGCGCAGGCTGAGGGTTCTGGCGCGGTGCATCTACGGCCGGAAAGACATCCCATTCGCTCAAGGCACTCGCCTCCGCACACCGTTGGGGTCGATGAAGACCGTTCCGCTAGGAAGTGAGCGGGCCTCGGCCACGCTGTTCACACGGACGGGCTGTCCAGCCGCCGAACCCGTCACCCGGCGACTGTCTGCGCCGTATGACCCCGCCAGTTCGGAATACTGGCGCTGAGCAGCCTCGTAACGCTGGCGCCGGGTATTGTAGATGTTGCCAGCCTGGCCGAGAAAATCACGGCGCTGCTCGTCGGTTAGGCGAGTGCCGCGCAAGGCCTGGTTATAGGCGTTGCGAATGCGATCCGAGACGCCTCCAGCGTTTGATGCCGTGGCGAACTCGCCCTCACGGACAGTCGAGCCGGGGTCCAGCATCTTCATGTAGCCGGTCAGCAGAGAGATATCCCCCGCTGGCGAAGGATTCTGGGCCACGGCCTGAAGCGTCTGATAGGCGGCCTCGACATCTCGGAACGCCTTCACGTCCGGCAGGGAGTCGAACTCCTTGCGCAGGCCCGTTTCCCCGCTTTGAGCGCGCTCCTGTTGGGCCGCTCCGATCTTCTCGCGCTCAAGCGCCTGACCCATGGTGAACTGCTCGGCGTCCTGCGCCAGCTTGTTGTAGTCGAGACCAAGGCGATCCTGACCCTGCTCTCTGTCGAGTGCGACTCGATCCATGTTTGTGCGCTCTGCAATCGATGGCGCCGTTCGTGTGAACACAGGCTCCACGCCTTGGGATGATCGCCTGATGATCTGGTCGCCGCTCTCGGTGTAGCTGGGCATCTCAAAACTGAGGCCGCCTGCGCCTGAGCCAAGACCGGCTCCCGCCCCGACAACCTTACTCTCATGCTGGCTCGACAGGGCCTTGCCGAACTCTTCAGGGTTCAGGGCAAAGGCGGCCTCTGCGCTTGGTCCCATTCCACGGGCTATCTCAGCCAACCGGGCGCGCTGGGCCTCGAGAGACGGACGGGCCGCCTCTGCGTCAAGGCGAGCGCGCTCGCTATCGACGGCGCTTGAAATGGTGTCGTTGCCGAACAGGAAACGATCCAGCACACGCCATCCGCTCACCCGGTCCCGCCTCGGCTGCTCGACCGGGCGCTGCGCTATTGCCCTGTCCACGGACGCCAGAACAGGCGCGTAATCAGTTCGGGTGAGCGCTGCGCTCAGCAAGCCGGTTCCGCGATTGAGCTGGTCGCTCAACAATCCACGAGCCATCATATCAACCCTTCGCGAAACCGAATCCGAAGTTCATCCCCGACGACTTACCCGTCTGCGCCCCTGTGCTCGTCCCGCTCGAGGTCGTCACCGTGTCGTTGCCCGCCAGTAGCATGAGCAACTGATTGATCTGCTGCTGGACCGATTGGTCGTAGTTCCCACGGTTCGCGGCTTCCTGCTGGGCGACGCCTAGTGCCCGATTGTAGCCAGACTGGCGGAGTCCTCCGAGCGTCGTCGCCAGGGTGCGGTCGTATTGGCCCTGCAACTCGGCGTCATGGATGCCGCGCCGGTCTGAACCGCCCAAGGCGCCGCGCGCCAGCATAGCTTGACGCTGTTGGTTGGCCGCCTGATCCCGACTGGCGTTGATATCCGCCGTCGCCGCGTCGATGACCTCCTGTTGGTAGGGGTTCATCCACTGGTTCACGTCACCGATTTCGAGGCCGCGATAGCGATGGTCCCCTAGCTCCGACAGTCGGTTCTCCAACAGGCCCCGGCCATAGTCGCCCATGCTGGTGCGCGAGGTCTGGTTGAAGCTCTGGTTCGACGTGCTGGACGACTTGTTCTTGTTCTTGCCGCCACCGAGTGAAAGCGCCATGCCTAAAGCTCCTTCTCGACCGCTGGTTGAGCTGGTCGGTATCCGTATTGTGCGAGAAAGCGCGTCCAGCCCTTGCGCCCCGTGGCGCCGCCGCTGTCGCATCCATGTTGCCGCCCGAAGGCCTCGACCTCGGGCAATAGAGCCCGGATCGCATTGAGGGAGCCGCCTGCCGCGAAGACGTGCATTACCTTGTGTCGGGGCGAGACGATGAACTCCGCCACCATGCAGCCCTCAGGGTGCCGGAACAGGTAGAATTCACCCCGCACGACGCCAGCCATGATCTCTTCAAAGGTCCACCCTGAGCCATCCAGTGCCGCTTCAATCCACTGTCGGATCACGCCCGCGCTTCCGTGGTCAGAGCACCAGTGTTGTCCACCTTCACCGCCCATCGAGAGCCATCCGGGGCGCTGATGACGATCTCATTTCGGTCGAAGTAGAGCGTATCGCCCTTGCGCGCCCGCTTCTTCAGCTCCCGATCGATCTCCTGACGAGCCTGGTTCTCGTTGTTCTGCGAGTAGGTCGGTTCAGCGCGAGGTATCGTCATCGCCTGCCTCCCGGCTTCGCCTCAAAGCGGAAGATGCCGACCCGGAAATCCTTGTCTGCATCGGCCTCGTATTTCACGGCCACCCGACGCGCGCTGAACCGCACATCGGTCTTGTCGGTCAGGTCAAACGGCCCCTCGAAGTCGTCTGGGCTCATCGTCCAGTCGCCGGTCGTGAAGCTGACCTGGACGTCGCCCAGGTTCGTCTCATCGGGAATGATGGAATAGATCGAATAGGTGTTCTCTCCCGATCCCAACTCGACGGGGCCAGACAGGGCATAGGGCTGGCGCCCGGCGCGGTTCTGGCCGACCTCATGCTCGTAGAGATTGCCGTCGTCGCAGACCATCAGCGGGTATTGCAGGGTTTCGCCCCGCCCCACACCACTGAGACGCTTCAGTTTGCCGACGTTCCAGTGGTTCTCTCGGTAGTTGTGAACGACATAGCGGTCATTCTCAACGGACGACGCCGAGGGGTAAAACCACCACATCTCCCCGAACTGCCCGATGTGAACGGTCGTAACCTTGGACACCTGACCTCGGTTTAGGTCTCCGAAAACGTAATCCCCAACATCGCATTCAAGGGGTTCAACGACCCCGTTGAAGACCCAGAAGCGATCCAGCCCGAACCAGAAGGCGCGGCCGTCCACCACGCCGGGCGCCTGCCGCGAAATAGATCCGCAGGACGTGGCGAGACGCTGAATGTCGTACACGTCTGGCGATCCGGCGTTGTAGGTCATCAGGTGCGCATCGACGCCGGTGTAGAGAATGGCTCCACCACGAAGGCGCTTCCCGGCCCTCAGCTTGCCCGGCGTCTGCACCCGGAAGCCGCCCGCCAGGTTGGTTCCCGATGGCGTCCACGCCGTCCGGTCCTCAGGATCACACCATTCGACCTTTCGTGGGTCTCCAGCAGCGCCCAGAGCCACAATCGCCAGCTCTTCGGTGCAGAAGATCGCCTCGGCCGAGGGAGCGTTAGTCAGCTCGGTTGCGGGTGCGTTGGTGTCCAGTTCCCACTGGTAGATCTTGCGCCCGTCACAGGCGATCAGGATTTCGCCCCAGTTGTCGAGCGTCCACACCATCGCCGGGATGACGTTCGTGCTGTCTGGACGGGGTGTGCCGTACCGGCCTCGCCCATACCTGCCGCGCCCGTAGCCGCCGCCTGTCGTCGCGTCCGCCTGACCCGGCACAAACCCGGCCGGGGTCACGTCGTGCCGGATGCCTCCGCGCGTAAAGACAAAGAGGCCCTGTTCCGTCGCTACCGCGATCCAGGTCTGGTTTGAGTTGTCGATCCAGGTGTGCGTCGCCCTGCCCTTGCCGACGACGGGCTCATTCGACTTGACCCGCCAGCCTCCGACCGGGCGCTGCGTATTCTCAAACCATCGCCACAGGTCGGCCTCATAGAACCGTCCTTGCGATTGGTAGCGGGTGCCGTTGCGGTAGACGCCGGGCGGAAGGTCGAGCGGGATCAGCATCAGATCGGGTCTCGCGTCAGCGTCACGATGATCTGGTTGCTGTCCTTAATCAGGCCGGTCACGGTGTCCGTCACGCGGTCGATAAAGATCGCTTCCTTGGCCTGTTCCGGCAGGAGATCGCTGGCCTGAAACTGCGTAGAAGAGGAATTGGGAGACAGCGCCACGATGTCGTCTCCGCTCTGCCGAATCCACTGGTGCGAGTACGAGCCCGAGCCGTTGAGCACGGTCGCACTGACAAGAACGCTGGTGACGACCGAAGACGATCCAGTGTTCGAGATCGCGCCTGGGATAGACACCGTGAACTCAGCCGTTCCGAGCATCACGCAGAGCGCCCCGCTCATCCGACCCCGACGCCTCCGATGTCCCAGACGTTGTTCTCGTCCATCAGGAGCGTTGCCCGACCCCTCGGAGCCAATGTGCAATTCTTGTTGGTGCTGGATCCGGTCACGGTGAGGGTGACGCCAGACCCGCGCGCGATGGTCAGCGGCTGGGTCGACACGTTGCGCAGGACGATCGCCGTTCCCAGTGGAAAGCCGACCGAGCCAACGGGGGGAATGGTCAGGGTGCGAGCCGCCGTCCCGATCAGGCGCTGGGTCTTGGCCGCATCCTTGAGGGTCAGCGTCTTGTTCTCGTCGAAGTTGACGATGGGCGCCCCCCGCAGTCCCGCCGAGTCCGAAGACGTAGGGCCGAAATCGCCCAGCTTCAGTTCCCCGGTCATCGTGTCGCCCGCCTTGGCGACCTTGCCGGTAATCGTGTCCAGCAAGCCGTTCACCGCAGCGACGATGGCGTCCAGTGTGTTCCTGATCTGCGTCAGGCCGGTGTTGATCAGGCCGCCCCAGATGTCCTCGTCAGCGTCAACGACAGGGGTGCGCTCGGTGAACTCGTTTTCTACAGCCATCAGAACGTCCTCCCGAACGCATTCACCTTCGCGGGAAAGGCCTGCGTCTTGTCGTCTTCGTTGATCGCGTCGATGGCGCTGTTGAACTTGCCCGCCCAGGTCGCAGCGCGCGCATCGTCCTCCAGATAGAGGAAGCCGCTCATCACGGCGCCCGCCAGATAGGCGTCAGGGTGCTTGTCCAAGACCCAATTGCACCGATTGGCCGCCGAGAGAGCCGGAACCCGTTTGCGATAGCGGATGCGCGCCTCGTAGTTGCCGTCAGGCTCAGGATCGAGGACGATGCGGTCGGTGATCGTGTAGCGGATCGGACGTCCCTTGCCGAAACAGGCGTCCAGATCGGCCGGGGTCACATAGTCCAGCCGCGTCGTTGGAAGGCCATTCAGGCGAAACGACAGGACGCCAGCAAAATCACACGGCAGATAGAAGTCCTCTCCCGACAGGGTGACGGTCATCGTCTCGACCATCTGGCGGCAATCCAGAAGGCGGTTCATGTCCGCCTCCGCCAGGCGGATGAAGTCGGGTATCTGGTCGGCCAGGTCTTTGCGGTTCAGCCACTTGGCGACCGAGGCCTGAAGGTTGGTGTAGGTATCAAGCGCCACGCTCTTCCCTCCACTTCGCAACCACTTCGTCCTTCACCGCATGGGCGTCGAAGTAGTCGTATTCCCGCAGGCCGATGTGCTTCACGGCTCGAGACAGGTCGTGATCCACCAGCGTGGCGAACCCAGCCTTTCGGGCCTGATTGCAGAACCAGACATCCTCCCCCCAATGCCCGTCGCTTTCGCGGATATAGGGGATCAGGAACCACGGACGATCCATCGCCTCAAAGACGGATCGATGGATCAGGGCGACGCCCAAACCGTTCGCCGCGCACTCTTCCAAACCCTCGCTTTCAGGGTCGGTGTAGAGCTTTTCGCACGTCTTGATGTCTCGGAACGCCACCGGCTCGGGCGGGGAGCGGCGTGTTGAATAGTTGCAGGTGACGATGGGTTCTTCGTGCGCCAGCATCCGCACCAGCGCGTCGCTCGGGAACCTCATGTCGCTGTCCAGAAACAGCAGGTAGTCGCAGCCTTCGTCCAGGGTAGCCTTCGCCAGGTTGTTGCGCTGGTCGCAGATCAGGGTGCCTGCCGAGGTGGTGAGGCTCACCTCAATCCCGGCAGCAACCGAATAGCCCACCAGCATGGCGAGCGAGTGCGCAAACCCGGTCATGACCGTATCGCGTGCAGGGACGCCGATCTTGACCTTCATATAATTTTACCTGTGCCTGTGAGCCTGCCTGGACGGGTGCGATAAGGTCGCGCCTCGGCGGTATCGGCCCATGCCAACAGCAGTTGCGGATCGTTGATGATCCCACAGCGCGTGAGCTTGGCGAGCATGGTTGCGGACAGCCGCAGGTATCGTGAGTTGGCGTTGAGCGTGCCGCCGTCTCCCCACCCGGAGCTGTTGGCGAAGGAATCGTATTCCCGCTTGTTAGCCTCAAACAAGGCCGTTTCGTCCTCAACGGTCTCAATGTAGCTGGCGCCGGTCTGGTCGTCGTAGTGGATGTATTCGGTGATCCCGAGGATGGGGTCGTGGTCGAGAAGGCGACGGGACATGCACCCTCCATGAAAAAGGGGCTGGCCCGAAGACCAACCCCTCAGCTTCAGCTTGTCGTGACCGTCTTAGGAGACGGTCAGGTCTCGCGCGACGGCGTGGGCCGCTTCGTTGTCCACTTGCAGGCCGTATTCGGTCAGCACGTGGAACTTCTCCGAGTCGCCGGTCTTCGCCAGTTTCTCCGAAAACACCGGACGCAGGGTCGCCAGAGACAGGTATTCCGGGTCGATCAGATAGGCCCGATCTTCCGGCATGAAGCGGTTCGGAACCACGCTGACGTCGCCAAAGTCCGAGCGATATACGTCGGCGGCGCCAACGATGGTTGCCTGCCGGCCCTTGGGAACATCGACGCGGATTTCCGCAATGCCCTGGAAGCCCGACGCGACCTGCTTGTTGAACGGACCGACCATGAGAATCTTGGTCTGTCCGCCCGAGGCCCACTGCTTCTTGATGATGTCCTTCAGGATGGTTTCCGTGAAGGTGCGAATGGTCCCGGTCGTGGCCGCCGTGCGGGCCGTGACCGGGGTCGAGGTATAGGTATAATCGCCGGTCGTGCCGTTGCCGTTGTTGGTGTTCGACTTCAGCCAACCGTCCAGCGCCGCCGTCTTTCGAGCGGTCGTGTTGCCACCAGCGACCGCGACCTGCGAAGAGGTCAGGGTAGCCTCCATATCGCGCTTCAGCTCCTTCAGGCGCTTGGCCTTCTGGTAGGCGGCCTCTTCGGCGCGACCAGCCCGGTCCGTGGCCTCCAGCGTCCCCGAAATGGTGAACGCCTTCTTGGAGATCTGGGTGTAGTTGCCGACGCGAACGGTCGGGGCCACAGCCACAGCCACGGTGTCGTCGCCTTCAACCACAGCGTTGGTGGTCGAAGCAGCGGCCAGGGCGTCGGTCTGCCACTCGAAGAAAGTCTGCTTGGCCTTCTTCTTGCCGATGTTCGACAGGAGCGGCACCTCGACGGGCGAGATGTCATAGATGATGTCCGAGAGGTCTTCGCGGACACCCACCGCGTCATAGCGGGTGAAGGTGTTGGTAGGGGCGGCCATCAGGCCCTCCGTGATTGTTTCATGAGGATCAGGCGGGCGGCTGCGTCAGTGCTGCCATCCGCCGCGAGACGTTCACGCGCCCGGTTGACCTCGGTGGCCGTGCTGGTCTTCGTCTTCGCCCCAGGAACGGCGGTCTTGACCTTCTCGACCTTGGCCCGCGTGTCGGGGGTCTTGGCCTTGAGTTCGTCAAACTGCATGGCCTTGCGCATAGCGACGACGACGCGGTGATCCACGATGCCGTCCACCTCTTCAGGCGTGAGCCCGATGGTGTTCAGCGCGTAGTTCGCAAGCTTCGTCTGCTCGGCCTTGGCGACCTCCGCGTCCTTCCACTCGGGGATTGCTGCGCGAAGCAGTTCCGCTTGTGATCGGACGTACTCGGCTGACGCCTTGGCCTCTTCGGCCTGTTGCTCCTGATCCAGGCGAACCTTTTCCTGCTCAACCGCCCTCGCCTGTTCGGCCCACTGTCGATGCTGGAGCATCTGGGCGGACCATTCGGCGGGGTCGGACTGTCGCAGGGACTGGTCCACCTTGGGCTCCGACGCCGCGAGAACCTCTTTCAAGGCTTCCAGTCGGCTCGAATATTCGGTGCGCGTGCCCGCAACAGCCGCCTTTTCGCTTTCGAGCAACTTGCGCTCTTCAGCGACGGCCTGCGTCTTGCGGGTGTAGTCCTGCTCGCGAGAATAGCCCTTCAGAAGCTCATCCAGCGGCACATCCAGTTCCTCGCCGTCAACCTTCACCTTGAAGGTTTGGCCGGTGTCCTGCTCGTCCTCTGGCGCGTCTTCAGGGTCCGCTTCAGGTTCGCCGTCATCCGCTTCTCCGTCCGCCTCTTCGGCTTCGGGTTCGTCGTCTTCCGGCTCGGGCTCTTGGCCCTGCGTCTCGTCATCTTGGCCGTGGTCTTCCGACTGGTAGAGCGACAGCAGACGTTCGGCGGCTTGCGCCTCCGTGATGCCAGTCTCTTGCGAGGTGCTGGTGTCAGTCATGTTTTCTCGGGGTTGCGCGGTTGGCTGGGCCGTGACCGCTGTTACCGACCGGCTTTTTCAATCCGGCTGGCGAGATAGATAGCGTCCTCGGACCAGCGTTTGAGCTGACCCCGAACGGACTGGATCGCGGCGACCTGATGAAACAGGACTTCCCGCTTTTCGTGGGAGAGCGACGCGCTATCGCGCCACTCGGCCATCAACCTGTTCTCGATCTCGGAAAACGCCTCCGACAGAACCTCGTCCTGAAGCAAGCTCTCCGCATGACGTCCGAGAATGAGGGCGGCCTGCGTCTGGTCTTCCGGCAGAGGCGCGACTTTCACAACTGGCAGAAGCGCGACGATCAGACGTCGGAACCAGCGGCGGATCATCCCGGCTCCCCGCCCATTTCAGGGCCTGACACTGATGGAGAGGGCGCCTCCACCTTGGAGATTGCGCTCAGTTCGGCCACACGACGCTTGAGGTCGTATTCCATCGCCATTTCTTCGCGCTTCAGGCGAATCTCATCAGCGGCCTGGTCACGGCGGAATGCGGTCTCCAGAGCCATCTTCTCGCGGGCAAGCTGCAGGTCGGCTTCGGCCTTCTGTTGCTGGAAGGCCATCTGTGCTTCTTGCTCTTGCGCCTTGAGGGCGAGCTTGGTCTCAGCCTCCACCACCTTGGGATCGGGTGGCGGTTCGGGCTGGTTCGCCATGCGCTCCTGCGCCTCTTCCGAGTCCGGGTCAGTGAAGAAGGCGTCGGGGTTCTTGAAACCAGCTTCCTGAACCAGCTTGGATAGCGTGGTGTAATACTGCTTGGGCGAGACCAACGGATTGGACGGCCCAGCCTGCAACATGATCGCTTCCTGCTTCTGGGCGATCATCGACAGGGTGGCGATCTTCTGGTCTTGCGAGCCTCCACCCAGTCCCACATTGCAGATGACGTTCATGTTGGAGCGCCATGTGCGCGGATCGACCGGAACCCACTTGTTGCGCAGCTTGATCACCCGCTCCGCGCGCTGGTTCTCCGTCACGAGATTGTCCACGCGGCGGAAGAGCCGGCGCATGCCGGAGGCCAGGATACGCGCCATCAGTTCGATGCGTTCCTGCGAGCGGGTGAAGTTGCCCTCGGCAGCGGTGGCCGTCGTGTTCTGCAGGGCCTGAGCGTCCAGACCCATCGAGACCTTCGACATGCCGGTGCGGTTCTCCCGCAGCTCGTCCATGTAGGTCAGGAATGGAAAGGCCGCCTGAGCCGTGGCGGGCGCCGCCTGGAAGTAGTAGGCCGATGCCGGGTCGCCCTTCGACCGCAGGACCGCCCCAACCTCCGTGTTGAGGGCATCCTCCATGTAGCCGTTGTGGCCTACGATAGTGCGAGGGAACAGGCTCTGCGCTAGACCGTCCAGACCGGCCCGCAGCAGCTTGGACTTGATCTCCTGAACGTCCTCGACCTTATCGGCCAGCGACTCACCAAAGAAGGTGTGCGGCTCGGGATCGACCTCGAAGACAGCAAAGGGGTGATCGTCGGCCGGTTCGTGATGAATGATCTTGTAGCCCGGCCCGACCGTGCAGACCTTCATCAACTCCGCGATGCCGTCGCCGTCAAAGTCGGTGCGGACATAGGCCTCGATGTAGAGAACCTGGCGCATCGTCGGATCAATGCCGTCGTCCCAGCCATTCAGCGCCGGGTTGCGCGCCTGTCTCTCTTCATTCCAGTCCAGATCGTCCGACGCGCCGAGTTCAACCTCATCGCGATCATAACCCATCGCCACCAGATCGGAGACCGTCTTGGTCGTGCGGTGCGCCACGAACGCCGCGCTGTCCAACGACCGGGCGTTGCGACTGATCAGGAACTCTTCGGGCGGGATCGCCTCGATACGAACCTTGTCCCTGGGCTGCGACAGCTTGATCTTGACCGACAGGCCGCCATCGTCCTCGCTGGCCTCCACCACCTCGGCGCGGTTGGCTTTGTTCAGGTCTTCCAGCAGGGCCGTGAGACCCAGCTCGTCAAGGCCGGAATATGTGCGGGTGCAAACCTCTTCCGAGTTATCCCACCATGCCTTCGTGAAACCCGCCTTCTCCCTCAGCGCGTTCTTGAGCACCGCGTAGAAGATGTCGAACCCGTCATTGTCCGTGGTGACGATGTAGTTGACGTAATCGGTGCGCTGCTCGGCCTCGTCCACGTCCTCGGGGCCATAGGGCTCGAACTCGACCACATGCTCCGGCCCGAAGAAGATGCGCATCAGGCTCGGCATGGCGGCCGACACCATGTCGTGCACGTCGCGGGAGACGACCTTGGACCGCCCCTCTTCCTCGCCACCGAACGGACGGCCGAAGTAGTAGTCCACCGCCTTCTTGCGATCAGGGCCGATGTCATCGTCAATGAACGATATGGCGTCCTCGACCTCGGCGGCGACGACGCTTTGAAGTTGGCTCTCGTCCATCTTCTCGCGCTTGGTCATTTCACCGCCTTGAGAACGAAGCTGAACGTCTCGCCGTTGTCGTCCAGGTGGACCGGCACAAAGTCGCCAGACCAGATATGTCGGTAGTCGGTCATGGCGGTTCTCCCGACCTGCTCGCGATAGTTGGCCTGCGACAGGAAGACGAGGCTTTCGGGCTGTATGACGCGGGTGTGACCCGGATCGCCCCACGCCCAGAGCGAAGAGATAGACGGACAGGTCGCGCACAGCAGGCCGCCCGGCTTCAGGATGCGCCACAGCTCTTGAAACTGATCGAAAAAGGCGACCCAATCGCCCTGGCGACCCAGATGCTCCAGCACCTCGTATGCGTGGATCTCGCCGAACTGGTCCGTCTCGAACGGATATGGCGTCAAGTTCAGGTCGTGCAGCACATCGGCGCCGGAGTTGGGGTCGATGTCCAGAGTGGTCAGGTCGGTGAAAGCCTCGTTCCCCGCTTGGAACAACACCTTCTCGCGTTTGTTGCCGCAGCCGATCAGCAGTTCTGCCATCAGACCCCCCGAATGTTTCTGCGGACCGGCGCGCTATTCGTCGGCTCTTCGTAGCAACTGCACATCAGGCCAAAGGCGTCAGAGCCATGTGACGACCAGTCGTGGTTCGGCCCCAGGCCAACCCCACGCTCTTCGTCCTTCTTCTCGTGATAGGCGCCGATGGCCTCGATGCCCGCCGAACACGTCGCCTCATTGAACCAGATGCGGGGAAACCAGCGACGGCCAGCTTCAACCCTCTGCATCGCCGCGCCGCGCCCCTGATTGGGAACGACTGTGACCGAAAACCCGGCCTGTCTCAGCGCGCCCTCATAGGAGGCGTCGAAGACCTTCTCAGAGTGCGCCCCATCGTGAGGCAGATAACATTCGGCGTTGCCGTAGCCCGACCGCCTCAACCAGTTGATGTGCGTGGCGAGGTCTTGGCCCTGCGCCTCGTAGTAGGCCAGCACGTTGATCCTCTGGCCGATGAACTGCACGATCCAGATGGCCGTGGCGTCCGCCTTGGCCCCGGTCCCGCCGATGTCCCAGAAGGCCCGAACCGCCATCAGCGGGTCAATCATGACCTCACCGACGCGCCCTTGCGCCCGCGCCTCAATCAGCGCCTTGGCGTAATAGGCTCCATCAACGACCTTGGCGTAATCGCCTTCCCAGATGTGATCATAGGTGTCTGGCCGGTCCCGAAGGTCGTCCCTGCGCTCCCGCTCCAGCTCGGCGGGGAACCACGGGTTGTCCGACCAGTTGGCCCTAAGAACTCTCGCTCCGGTCGGGGGGGCCTCGCCCCTCAAGAGCGCGTCAATCGCATCCTTCTTGTGGCGCGGGTTCCAGCTGGCCCAGATCTCCGACCCCGGAGCCCGGATTGTCGGCCGCAACAGCGTCAGGCTCCGCGATGAAAGCCCCTGCGCCTCTTCGACCCACGCCCGCTTGAAACCCTCCAGCGACTTGATGCTCTCGGCGGTGTGGTCCTGCATCCCCTGAAAGGCGATCAGGCCGTCACCCGGCGTCTGGATCACGTCGCGAAAGACCTTGAACCCATCCGCCTCGCCAAGCCCGAAGGTCGAGAGCTTGCTTTCGATCAGGCGCTTTGACGACTGCGCCAGGCTCTTTTGCACCTCGCGGATGCAGACCGAGAGCATCCCGCGATCCGCCAGATGATCCTCAACCATCAGGCCCGCGAAGAAGTGGGACTTTCCTGATCCCCGGCCGCCCCAGACGCCCTTGTATCGTGCTGGCTCCAGAAGCGGAGAGAAGACCCTAGCGGTCGGGATTTGCAGGATCGACAATGACCCGCTCGACCTTCGCCACGACCTTTACGGGGTTCTCGTCGTCACCAGACAAGATCGTCTTGTCCCCGTACTTCTTGGGCGCCAGCTTGGACGCCACCCACTTCCGCGCGTCTATGCGCAGTCGATCCCGCTGCGGGTCGCGAACAATGGCCTGGGCGACCTCAGCATCAGTTGGCTTCCAGTCATCCCGGCCGTCCGCTATGTCCACGATCTCTTCGGCGTAGTGGTCGGCCTGACGCTCGCGCGCATGGGCGTATTGCTTCCGAAACTCTTCGTTCTCCTCCAGCCAGCGATAGACAGTCGTCTGTCCTGGCATGAAGTCGTCTCGATCTGCTCCGGTGATTGAACGCAGGCTTTCGCCCTTGGCTAACCGTTCACAAATCTCGTTGGCGATCTCAGGGGAGAAATCGCTGGGGCGTCCTCCCGCCATGTTCAGCGCAGACCTCCGAAGCCCTCAATGTAGCCGGTCCCGCCGTCGCCAGAAACACCGAGACCGCCCCACCCTTCGGCGCGCAAACCTCCGTGCCCCTCGGGAGCGATCATCCAGCCTTCACGGCCAATGACAGTCGTGTGCGCCATGCTCGCTCCTCGGTGTTCTATCGTCTGGGTACGCGAAACCCGACCGGGTTGGTCTGGACGACCGCCCTCATGGTCATCGCCCGGTGCGCCGCATCGCTCACCGACTTCAGCTTCGGCCGGTACGTTGGGCCGCTCAGCTCATAGGCTGATCCGACCTCGTAATAGGGGCCGTCTTCGTCCTCGTAGCCGTCGCAATCACAGGCGCGTATAACGAGTCGGGACATGACCCCTCCAATCTCTCCGAGTGTCCCGGCCTTCCCTGCCTATCGAACCCCGTGAGGCCCCACGCACAGGTCTGCTTTTCGCATCTAAGGTCCGGTGTGGTTCCCTGCCTCGCTCGGATAAGGCCCAGGGGAAAGGTAGCGCGGGATGAGGTCGTTAGATGCGAGACAGTACGGTGATCATGGACCGGGTATCACTGATGGCGGCCGACAGCCTTTCGATGAGATCGAACACGATCCCAACCTCGCCGTCACAGCCAACATTGCTCCCGGCTTGCTCGCCAGGCACGGGTTGCGGTCCAAACAGTCGCTCGACCGTTGATGCGGCCGACTTGTTTCCACCCTCTACCGAATCAATCAGATAGCGAAGGCGGCCAGCAATAGATGCCATCTCGCCTTCGGTCTGGGCGGTCTGGTTAAGGGCGCTGTTGCCGATCTGCATAGGATCTCTCCGAATGCCCCGAAAAATCCGGGGAATAAGTTTCGCCCCAAGCGCGCTCTGCGGCTTAGGTTCCAGATAGCTGTTGCTGCGTGTCCGCTGCGGCTGAGGGCGATGGGAAACCCGCCAGGGTGCGCATCGTTGAGAGGCGGGGCGGGTGTTGTTGAGGGTCTGCGAGCGGCGAAAAGGGCAAGTGCCGGTGCGGCCCTACTGTCGGGTTATGCCCGCTTCAGACTACGTGACGCTCGCAGATTGTGGAGCAGGTCCAGGGACTTTCACCCCAGCGAAGCTAGAAGCAACCTGCGAAAGTTGATGTTAGCGGAGGCCGCCGAAGCCTTCGACGCCGAGGCCGCTGTCAGCCTCGATCTCCAAGCCGCCCCAGCCTTCGCGCGTTACGCCGCCGGGGACCTGCTCGATGATCGTCTCAGTCGCTCGCATGGGGCCTCGCAGATTGGTGTTGCCCGTTCGGGCGAAGAAGGTGCGTCAGGCCGAGGGGGAGCAACCTGCCGCTGACTGCGCCCGGCGATCAACCCGGGCGGCCCTCAGATACGCGAGGGTCTCAAGGCCCGATGCCAACTAGCGGCAGAGCGGGGACTTGCTATCCGACTCGAAGACCCCGGGCCGGTAAACTGAGCGGCGAGCGCCACCCGGAATCGAAAAGGCCCCGCCGAAGCAGAGCCTTTCTGTGGACGCGCGAAGCGACCTTGGCTTTTGTCCCACTGTTCGACTTAATCGTCAAGCAGCCTTTTTCTCAGACGCCATCACCTGTTTGACCCACGACAAACTCTCGCAAGCGGCGCGGACACGGGCGCCCTGAGCCTGAGGGTTCACCTCACCTGTCACCCGCTGAACGACAGCCCTCCAGCGCGTCAACAACGCCTCATCAGGCTTCAACAGATCAAACAGAAGCAGCGCCTCCCACGGACGCAGGCCGACCTCCACAATCCGTAGTTCTCGGCTGGCGTCGATCATGCGTTGAGTGAAGTTCTGCCCCGGCGCGCCTTCGACCGATCCGCGAATGAAATCGGGACGCCGCTCCTTGGCGTTCTCTCCCGAAGCCTCGCGCACCAAATCCTCCAGCCACGACACAGCTCTCAGCTCGTCGTCCTTTCCGCGCAGGAGGGCGTTGAAGCACGTCGGCCGATAGCCGGAGATCATCTTGCCCTGTTCGTCCTCATAGACCTTGGCGCCCTGCACCCGAAGAGAGGCGTTGTCGGCCTTCCTCTTGGCTTTGACGGCCTGCCCCTCATGGTATCGGTCCGAGGCGGCTTGGCGGTTTTCCTCGGCCTTCGCGATCCGGGCCTTTTGTTCCTCAGAGAGGCGCAGGTTGATTTGCTGCTTAGCCATTGGATGGATCCTCGCTCAGGATGGCGTCGATCATGGCGGTGAAAGCCGAGTTCAGGTCTTCTTCCGCATCGATCTTTCCGATTCCGGCTAACCACACAGCATCACTTGGCTCCCTCACCGCCATCAGGACGGCGCGGGCGCAGCCAGACCACGTCGCACTTCGGTTGGTTCTGATCTCTTCCAGAATCGCCTCCCCGGCCTTCTCCAGCATCGGATTAGTCATGGCGCTCACCCTGAATAATGAAAGACCACATGAGCACTGCAATAGCGATGTTCATTACGGGCACTGCGCAAGCTCCAGCGCCAAACATCATCAGCGCTGTTGGCATTCGCCACATAGGCCACCCAGCAGGATGTTGCGACATGACTATGCCCAGCCATATGAACGGGACCGGAAGTAGCCAAACGACCCAGTATATCGCATTCATTTCGCTCTCCCCTCTTCCACGCGGATGTTCCGCTTCAGTTCTTCAATGATCGCTTCGACCGCTTGGGCCGTGGGCTTGCTGGCCATCTGCCCCGCCTTGGCCGGCGTCAGGTGTCCCGCTCCGTTCGCTCTCAGCACCAGGTCGCAGAGGACCGGGTAGAGGGTGCGGATCAGGTTGTGGTGGAGAAGGGTCATGCGCGCACCTTCTGCCGCTCCATCAGGGCTCGGGACTCGGCGCTGATGCCGGTCTCGTCCACCTTGGCCTGGGGCGACGGGCGCCGCTTCAGGGCCACCTGATGCAACCGGTCCTTGGCCTGCATCTTCTGACGGAAGTCCGCGAGGACGGCCGCCATCTCTTCCTTCGACGGGCGCTCAGCGGGGGTCGGCTGGGCTTTGGGCTCTTCGATATGAACCGGATCCCGCGTTGCCGCTGCGGCCCGCATATGCGCCCTCGCCCAGCGGTTGTCGTTCGGAACTGTCGTCGCCAGCTCGCGGAGCTTGCCGGGCTTGCACATGAACTCGGCCTCAGGAGACCGCACCCACGCCGCCATGCCCGCTTCGACCGCATACGGCGTCAGGCCCGCCAGAGCCTCAAAATAGTCGGCCCACCACGCCGCCCATTGGCCTTCGTCCCGCTTGGGCTGCGGGAACAGCTCGAACCGCTGGCCGACGATCCCCTTGATCTCGGCGGCCGTGGCCGGGCGCAGGGCAGCATCCCTCAGCTCGGGGACCAGCTTGCGGGCCTCGGCCTTCAGGATGTCCGACTTGCGGATCGTCTCGATGGCCGTGTGGTCAGAACGTTCGTCTAGCAGCCAGCACTTGATCGGCCCATTCAGCACCGGCGAAGGCGGCGTCGTAGTTGGATTGCTTGGCGGTGAAACGGTCAGAACGGTCATTGGCGGGTCTCTCGGGGCGGGTCTTGGCGGGGGTCGGGGCTTCGTCTTCCCAACGCCCCTGGTTCAGCCAGGTCGTGGGGTGCGGGATGAAATCGGGCTCGTCCCAGCCGGGCAGAGCGCGTTCGATCCCAGCGAGGATCACGGCCAACGGGTCAGCGTCGGTGATGCGGCGGACGGCCTTCGCGAATGCCTTGGTCGCCGCGTCCTTCCCGACCTTCCGGGGGTAGGCCGACCAGAAGGCGTCGAAGTCGGTCGAGCGGCCCCCCTTACGCGCACGGGGAGTATTCTCCGGGTGGGTAGGTGTGGGTGGTTGGGGGGTCTGGGGGGAAGGAGGGAGAGGAAGGGAGGGGTCACGGTTTGTCGCGTGACATGGCGTGACGTCACGCTCTGTCACGGCCTCTCGCTCGCGTTGACGCTGCTTTCGGACCCTAACCTTGGCCCTCCGCTCCTCCTCAGCCGCCTCATACGCCTCCAACGCTGCGACGATTGCCGCAGCGTCCAGACCGGCGTCAGCCAGCTTCCGAGCGAACGAGGCGATGCTCATCTCAGGCGGCCACCTTCATGGCTCGCACCTCGGCCAGCCTGCGCTCATGCAGCAGGGCGTTCAGGTGCTTGGTCGCCGCGTCGATCCGCGCTTCCAGAAGGATGTCCGTGGACAGGGCTTCGTTGTCGAAGTGGCGCAGAGCCGCCAGAACCTCTTTCAGCACGTCCTCATGGGTGTGGATCAGCGCCTCAATGCGCTGGACGCCGTGCAGGACTGTGGTGTGGTCGCGGCCGCCCAGCAACCTGCCAATGGCGGGCAGGCTCAGGTGCGGACAGACTTCGCGCATGACGTACATGGCGATCTGCCTGGGGCGGGCGACGCTGGTGACGCGTTGTTGCCCGATCATCTGCTGAAAGGTCAGCCCGTGGCGCTCAGCGATGAAGTCAACGACTTGTCGGCCTGTGACCCTCATTGATCTGCCCCCATGAGGCGGCGAACGTCTTCCATCGAGACGCCAAGCTTGTTGGAGATGAACTGAGCGCTGGCGCGAGGGAATTCCTGCTTCACAGCCCAGATGGCGGCCAGGTCGAGACGGGGACGCCGTGCGGTGGCGAAAATGCCGATGGTGGTCTGGCTCATTCCGGGGATCTCGCTCTCAGGCGGCCAGAGGCGGCGAAAGCCGCTGCTCGATGGCCGCGATGGTTTCAGGGGTGATTTCGTGGCCGACGCCCCAGATCGACTTGATGGTGGGGTTGAGGCCGATGGCGCGGAGCTTCTTGCGAAGCTTGCAGACGAACACGTCCACGATCTTGAGGCTGGGGCCGTCGCCGTTCAGTTGCTCGAACACTGCGGCATAGGCCTGCATGCGCTCGACGCGACGGCGCTGAACCAGCAGCGACAGCACGGCCGCCTCTTTGGCGGTCAGGCCTAGCTCCGTCTGGTACTGGTTGACGGTTGCCGATGCCTCCCACGCCGCCAGCTTGGCGCGCAGGGCCTCGTTCTCGATCTCAAGGGCCTCTATGCGATCGTTCATGCCCGCGCCTCGTCATATGCCCGCTCTGCCGCGAGGCGGCGACGGTTGGAGGCTTCCAGCGAGCGCAGTGCAGCGCCGATCCGGCGTGTATCCTCACGGCGGCGAGCGGCCCGGCTTTCAGTGAGCGCGGCGGCGTAGGCTTCATTCGCCGCATCCAGCTCGGCTTGAGCCTTGGCTTTCGGAGAGCGGAAAAGGGACAGGACGTGGATGCGCATCACGCGGCCCCCTTCAGTCGGGTCACGTTGGACGCCACAGCCTGAAGCTCGCGGGCCTCGTGCTTCACGCGGTCGATGCCTTCCAGCAGGGCTTCCAGCGCCCCGAAGTCACCGGCCTGGATCGCCATTGCGATGGGCAGGATCGCAGCCACGGCCTGCGCTACGTCGTGCGCCTCTTTCACCGGGCAGGCGGTCGGAGCGATGGCGGGCGGCTCGATCTCGGCGGCGAAGGCCCCGAAGATCACCGACTGATTGCAGGCCCGCTCCAGCGTCCAGACCTGTTCCCACGTCGGGATGTCCCGTGCATGTTCGGGATTGGCGCTGCACAACTGCGAAACCCGCTGTCGGCTGATGTCCAGATAGGCGGCCGCTGCGTCTTGGCGCCCGCATCGCTGCACCAGCTTGGCGAACAGGGCCTTCAGGCGCGCGTGGTCGAATGTTCGATCTTCGTTCATTGCGCTATTCCGTTGTGTTGCAAGGTGACGGCCACGCTTGGAAACGGCAGTTTCTGGGCATGGAAGGACAGAGAGAGGCCGCGACGGGCGGCGTGGTGGTGTGGGTCGACTTTTTGAACAGGGTCGCCAGCTACGCGCCGCTCGAACGCGAGGCCCGGATCGACTGGATGGCCCTCGCCCATGAGGCCGAAGCTCAGGCCCAGACCGCGCGAACCAGACGCCAGCGGGACCAACTGATCCGCTGCGCCCTGCAATATCGGGCGAAGGCTAGACAGGTCGGTCAGGCGGTGGGAGCTTGACCCAACTGGAGGAGCCGAAATGTCAGAAGTCCGGTTTTCCACCCTCGTCATTGAGGGGCACGTCATGCTCCGGCTCTGGAGCGCGGGCGCCGTCGAGACGATGGCGAGGCTTTCCCCGCAGGACGCCCGCAATCTCGCACAGGAACTGCTTGCGACCGCTGACGAGGCCGAAGGCGAGAACTCGCGATACTGATCCTGCGGTGAGCCTGTCATGGGGTTAGGCTCGCTTCCGGGCGCGCACGGACTTGATCTCGGGACAGACGCTAGAAGCCGAGACCTTCCCTTTGCTCCAAGCCTCAATTTTCAAGGCGAGGCGGAGGGAGGCGCTCTTCTTCCCGTTCTCAATCTCGGACAGCCAGCTTTTGCTGGTCGGGCTGAGGCCGAGCGCGACGGCGCACTCCTCCAAAGACATGCCCAATGATGCTCGATGATCTGCCAGGTTCATGCTTGAAAGGTTCACATGGTTTGAACCTTTCGTCAATCGCAGAAGTTCACATGGTGGCGGGCGACTTCTGGTCTCGAAGTTCGCATCATTTGAACATGGAGAATTCAGCTGGACCCGATTGGTATCTGCATGAATGGTTCGCCACGGCGGGCTTGAAGCAGAATGATCTGGTGACGAAGCTCGACTACCCGAAGAACACCGCCAATCGCCTCTGGCACGGGCTCCAGCCCTTCCGCCGAGACCACATTCAGGCGATTTCAGCTCTGCTGAACATCAAGCCGCATGAGCTGCTGATGCATCCTGAAGAGGCAATGCGGATCCGCCGTCTTGAGGCGGTTGTTCGGGAGGCCACCAAGGAAGTGGAAACAAAGAGCGCGCCGTCTCAACCCGCATCCAAAAAGTCATCGGAAGCGGCATGAGCTACAGAATATGCCAGCATCTGAGCGGTATATTTCTCGCAGTTTCCTCGGTGGCGCTGCTCCAATCGCTGCCTGATTGGGCTGGAGATCGATCCTCGTTGGGGTGGTCGTTCCTGGCGTTGAACGCCACGCAAGATTCTATGTATCTCACACGGCCTGGACCACGCCCGTCTATGATCTGGAGCCGGGCAGAGTATGTTGAGAGCGTGAACAACCAGCACTCGGCAATGGCTCTTTACGAGCTGGACTGCGCCAATGGTAAGTACCGGCAGCTCCAGATCATGTCCTACCCAGAACCCAACCTAAGCGGCCGACCAACGACCCAAGATCTTGCTGAGCCATGGTCTTACCCAGGGCCTGGGACCATAGGTGAATCCATTTTTAGACGGGGATGCGGCGTTCCCGACTAGCAATCGTTCTCGGCTTCTGGAGGCACTGCTCCTATGGTCGCTAGCGTCTCAACCCTAGTCCAAACGTCTTCGCGTTCACCGCACTCAATCTTAAAGAAAACCAGGCCATCCATGCGGTGCATCATGGCCCTGCCACGCCTGAAGGCTGCATCCTCAGTCGCAAATGCGACAACCTCCTGACCGAGGAGTTCACCGTTCTTCCTCTTGAACGGAGCGACGCAGAATGAGTGAGCCCTCTTCACGGCTATCCCCAAAAGTTAATAACGACCACTGATTCCCGAACCGTGATGACGTGTCGAGTCTCGTTGCGTCAGGATTGGTCGCAAGTTCAAATTGTTTGAACTTTTCTATTGACCAATGGTTCAAATGGTGTGAACCTCCCCTCATCAACGAGGGAGGCCGCCGTGGCCCGCACCATTCAAACGCAGGACGCTTTCGCCGCTGGCTGGAATGCCCGCCAAGCTGGCGTCGTCCGCACCGCTAACCCGTTCGTCAGCGCCTATGACGTGCAGGACTGGAACTTCGGCTGGGATGATGCCGACCGGTCGCTCTATGAGGCCGCCGAACGCGACGAGCGCCTGGAAGAGTGCGAAGAGCGCGCCGCCCGCCGCAAGGTCCGCGCCTATGCCGCCGAGTGGTCCGCCCCCGGCCCCGACCCCCTTTCGACCGACAAGCGCGAAGCTCTGAACGGCGCCCTTGCTCAGATCGAGCGGGCCTTTGGAAAGCGGGCTGTCGTCCCTGCCTCTCGGATGGAGGCGGCATGACCCCCGACCGCGAACTGACCATCCCCGAAATCATCGAGGCCACCCGGCAGATCATGGCGGAGACGACCGCCCTGCTTCGCCAAGCCGCTGACCTCATCGACCCCGACAACAAGGAGGCCGTCCAGTGAACAAGCGTCAACTCGCCAAGGCCGCGACGCGCGCCAAGCTGATCGAAGTCGCCCGCATCATGTGGGCCGAACCCGGCACCTACGAAGCCGTCACTATTCGCCTGATCGCTACGGCGGCGGGGCTGTCGACCGGCTCCATCTTCGCCAACTTCACCAGCAAGGAAGACCTGTGGCGAGCGGCCATGGGCTTTGAACCCCCGGTGGATAGCGCCGAGGTCCGTGAGGCCCTGAAGGAGCGCGCCACTGCAGATCGGTGGGCCGCCTGATGGACGCCCTGACCCGCGACCCCCGTTTCCTTGCCGCCCGCAAGACCGATCAATCTGGCGAACGCGGCTGGGACTTCCGCCCGTCCCTGCCTAGCCGTTCAATCGGCTGGTGGATCGGCAACGCCTCTTCCGCCGCCGTCTGCACGGTCTTCGTGGCTGTCATCGCTGCGCTTCTGTGGAGCGCGTCGTGACCCTGCAACCCCTTTCCTCCGCAGCCAGAGCCGGGGCGGGTTCGTCCGCCGCAAGGTCCGCCAACAACGGCGCCCCGGATGCGGATTCCTATCCCTTTAACGCCGATCCCGTGGGGTTCGATGTCTACCGACTGGATAGCGCGGTGGACGCCCTGCGCGGAGCGGACATCTCCAACCATCGCGACGAGCTGGCCCGTATCGCCGGGAATCTCGCGGACCTCATGGAGCCTCAGCAATGATCGACTTCGAGGCACTAGCGGCGCCATTCCCTCCAGACCGCGTTAGCTGGCGCATCGGACGCATGGCTCGCGATGGCGGCAAGGGTATTGCTCTGGCCTACATCGACGCCAGAGACGTGATGGGGCGCCTAGATGAAGTCTGCGGCCCAGCAGGATGGCAGTGCGACTACCCCCACGCAAACGGGAAGACGGTCTGTCGCATTGGTTTGAGAATTGGTGACGATTGGGTCTGGAAGGCCGATGGCGCTGGCGACAGCGACATTGAGGCCGAGAAGGGTGCCTTGTCTGATGCCTTCAAGCGCGCCGCCGTGCGCTGGGGCATCGGCCGCTACCTTTACGACATTCCGTCTCCGTGGGTCGCGGTCGAGAACAAGCAGATCGTCCAAGGTGAATACGCCAAGCTAGAAGGCTTGCTGGAGAAGGTCACGGGCGAAATCGAGTGGGGCTCCCCGTCTGAAAAGACGATGGCCCGCGCGCTCTACGCCACGATCCGCAGCACGGTCCAAACCTCAGATGGCGTTCGCCTTTACCGTGAGCAGAACGCCGGAGTCCTGGCCCTGCTTCGGAAGGCCCCCCGTGAACAGGTTGAGGCCCTTCTTGACCGCATTTCTGAACAATCCAACGCACAGGCTGCCTGATGAAAAACCTGACCATTGCCGGAAGGCTGACCAAGGACGCCGATCTTCGCACCACGACCGGAGGCGATCAGGTCTGCGGGTTCTCCGTGGCCGTGGACGACCGCTCAGGCCGCGAGAAGACCACCATGTTCTTCGACTGCGCCCTGTGGGGCAAACGCGGTGAGGCTCTGTCCCAGCACCTGACCAAGGGAACCTCCGTCACTGTTGCGGGCGACCTTGGCCGCCGCGAGCATGACGGCAAGACCTACCTGACCATCCGCGTTCAAGACGTGACCCTGCAAGGCGGCAAGCCCCAGCAATCCAGCGACGACTTTCGTTCGGACGATGCTGACGGCTTTTCCCGGCGCGGTGGCGGTGGAGGTAATTCGGAGCCGCGCGGGCGAGATCGTCGCTCGGACTCCTATGACCTGAACGACGACATTCCGTTCTGATCATGTCCAAGGAACGCCCCCCAATTTTCATGCAGCGGCGAGGGTCGTTCCTCGTGCCTGACGCCCCCATCGACGGCGAACGTCTGGACGCCTTCCCGACAGGCAAGAAGCTCCGCGTCGCCGTCACCCAGCCCCGATCCGTTCCTCAGCTTCGGCTCTACTGGTCGATGCTCCATCTGGTTGCCGACAACATGTCCACCGAGATCACCAGCGAGGCACTGCACGAGTGGATCAAGATGCGCTGCGGCGTGTCTGTCGCGATCCCTCTGCGCAACGGCCAGACCGATCACGTCCCCGGCTCCATCGCCTTCGACAAGATGGACCAGGACCAGTTCGGGCGCTTCTTCGACCGAGCTGCTGACTTGATCGTCACGCACCTGATCCCCGGCCTCGGCAAGCCCGCCCTGATGCGGGAAGCGAACCTCATGCTGGGTGTCGCCGCATGAGCCGCCCGCCTGTCGAACTAGATGAACGCAAGGCCATCCCGAAAGCTTGGAAGGAAGCCGCTCGCGCCCGCTCCGGCGGCGTCTGCGCCTATCCCGACTGCGAGGTCAGCAAGGGTCTTGAATACGACCATATTCTCGCCCTGGGCCTCAGCGGGAAGCACTGCGCTGACAACATCCAGCCGCTGTGCGGTCCGCATCACCTGCAGAAAACAAAGCTGGACGTGAAGATGATCGCCCGCGCCAAGCGCCGCAGCGGCGAGACCGGCCAATATGCCCGCCGCCAGAAGCGCGGCCACGGCTCCATCAAATCCGCGGGGTTCGCTCCCCGCAACCGCAAACTGAACGGCTCGGTCGGCCCTACTCAAGCCGCCGCCCGCGCCTCTCGCCTGGAGGCCCAAGACCATGGCTGAAGTGAAGCACACTCCGGGGCCTTGGGGTTTCGGCAACACGGTGTCCTATGAGCGCCTTATCCTCGGGAAGGGCGGCAATGGCGGATATGTTTGTCATGTCACTGTCGAGCAGTGCGGCGGCGGAATCATTGCCCAGTCGATGGAGGCTGAACGCGAAGCCAACGCCCGCCTGATCGCCGCCGCGCCCGACCTGTTCGAGGCAGGGACGGAGCTTCAGGCCGCGCGAAAAGCCCAGAATGCGGACCCCAGCGCCGAGAACGCATCGCGCGTCCGTGCTGCGAGTGACGCCTTCGACACCGCCCTCTCCAAGGCTACCGCCCAACAGGAGGGTCGCTGAGATGGAGGTCATCACCTGGACCAGTGCGGATCACGGGGCCATCGCCCGCATCCGCATGCCCATGCCGTCGAAGGGCGGCTCTAAGATCGGCTGGTCGCCGGTCGTCATCCATGCGGACACCGAAGAGCAGGCTCGCGAAAAGGCCCACGCCTTCTACCAGTCGGAGCTTGAACGCCTGTCGGCCCGCGCCGATGGCAAGGCCCGTCGTCTCGAGAAGATGGCCGCTGCCCGCTCCGCCAAGAACCGTCAGGAGGGTCGCTGAGATGGCTGCCTTTGAAGCTAACGATGCAATTAACCGGTCCCAAGCCATGTGGAAGCGGATCGGGTTCCTTTTGGGCAAGGCCGCCCAGGAGAAGGCCAAACTCGGCTTGGCGGTTCAGGCCCTCAAACTGGGCGCTGCCTCTGAGGCTGCTTACTGGCAGGCGACCAGCGAACTCGACGCCTTCGACGTGAAGGAATTCCTGCGCTCGCTGGATTCCGAGGTGCAGCCATGACCGCCCCCGAAGTGCTGGAGGCTGGCCGCAATGTCTTTGGTCATGACGGCCGCCGCGCCGAATATGTCGGAGCGCAAGGCGACCGCCATCTGGTTCGGCCCATAGCCCGGTTCACAACCTGGGATGGCGATGAATACGAAGAGCCGACCGACGCTCTAGAGCTTTGGGACCGTGTCTATCCGAAGCCGCCCGTGCCGATTGTGGCCGAAGAGATCGCCCAGATGAAGGCGGAAATCAGCGCGGCTCGCGAGCAGCTTCGCACTACTGAGCGGAAGATTGCCGATGCTCAGAAGGACGCTCTGGCCACCATGAAGCGGCTGGTCCGATACGAGCCGCTGAAGAACCTGGAGGCGCTTTTGGACGGGACGATCACGCATGTGGTCGAAACCGGCTACTCAATCACGATCAAGGATTTCGAGACGGCCAAGTCGTACCGGGACGACTACGACCGCAAGAACGTCCTTCGCATGCTGTCGCTCAAGCCGACCGAAGACGGGGAAATCCGCTGGCACCTGAATAGGTGGTCGGACGGAAGCGGCACTGACACGCCGGTCATCCTTTGCACCAGCGAAGATGAGGCAAAAGAGGCGGTTGCAGCGATCATTGCCGAGCGTCTGGCTCGACACGACTTCACAACACATGGCCACCTGTGGGCCGCCGCAGCCAAGAATGCCGCCGAGCTAGGCATAGACATCCCTGAAGGGATCAGGGCCAAGGCGAACGACTTCGCTCTGGCTGCTGCTCAACAGGAAGTCGACAGAGCAAATGAAGTCCTCAAGGCGGCGGAAGAGAAGAAAGACGCCCTCCGCCAAACCGCCCGCCAATCCCGTGGGGGTGAGGGATGAGGGTGCTCGACCTGTTCAGCGGCATAGGCGGATTCAGCCTGGGACTTGAGCGCGCGGGCATGGAGACGGTCGCATTCTGCGAAATCAGCCCGGTCTGCCGTCACCTCCTGGCCCATCACTGGCCCGACGTGCCGTGCTTCGACGACGTGACGACGCTGACCGGCCAGCAGGTCGGTTCCGTCGACGTGATCTGTGGGGGCTTCCCCTGCCAGGACATCAGCTTCGCCGGGAAAGGCGCGGGTCTGGCCGGCGAACGCTCCGGCCTCTGGAGAGAATATGCACGACCGGTTCGCGAGCTACGACCCGCCTTCGTCATCGTGGAAAACGTCGCAGCGCTCCTTGGTCGAGGACTTGGAGACGTTCTCGGAGACCTGGCCGCGCTCGGGTATGATGCGTGGTGGGACTGCATACCAGCTTCCGCCGTTGGCGCCCCTCACCGCCGCGACCGGCTCTGGGTTGTTGCCTACGCCCGAGGCCAGCAACACGAAGGCTACGGCGATGCGCTCCGGAGGGAGATCGCCGCGGGACTTTCTCGCGCCGCTGCCGAGCAAGGCGTTTGCGCTGGGCATGGTGGCGAAACCTACGCACTCGATTCCGACGCCGACAGCATCCGACCATATCGTCCGCGAATGCACGTCGCAGGAGGCGCTGAACTTCGAAACGAACAAGTCAGTGACGCTGAACCGTTGGGTCTCTGCTCACCCGGAGCCGAGAGCTCGCACCAAGGACGGCCTGTGGTCGACGCCGGTGGCGGACGACGTGGGGCACCGGACAGGACGCTACCCACAGGGTGGAACCGCCCTATCGACACAGGTTGGTGGTCAGCTGAACCCGACGTGGGTCGAGTGGCTCATGGGGTTCCCGCTCGAGTGGACCGCCTGCATGGCCTCGGCAACGCGGTCGTCCCGCAAATCCCGGAAATCCTAGGCCGCGCGATCATCGCAGCCGCTAACCCTGTGCGCCAGGAGCAAGCAGCATGACTCCCCCTATCCGCATGGTGCCGGTTGAAGGACAGTCGTTCAGCAGCGAGCAGGACTGGATCAACCGTGCGAAGCGCGTCCTGACCTCGCATCCGGACTACAACAACACCGAACACGGTGAAGGGACGGGTTGGCGCGGTCCGCACTTCACCGCTCTGTGCTTCGACCAAGCCGGTCGCAGGATGCGAAACGGCGGCGATTTCAAGCGCGCGACTGAAGAAGGGGCCTATCCTGTTTGGTGGGTATGGCCCGACCAGATCGCCGCCCTCCTCACCGCCGCCCCTGTGCGCGAGGAAGGCGGGGCGGTGGATGATGCGGTCAAGATCGCGACCGACCTGCACCACGCCTATGAGCAACTGATCTACGGCCTGCCGAAGTATCTCGAAGCCGAGAACCTGACCGACGAAGAGAACATGATCCGCGAGGCATGGATCACCCTCGACGTGACGGCCCATCGCTTAGCCGCCCTCGCCACCCGCGAAGAAGCCCCGGCAGAGGCGGGGGAGGAATGGAAGCGCGAGGACTACGGAAACTCGACGCTGCTCTACACCCTGAAGCAGAAGGGGTGGAGTAAGGGCGAGCCGATCATGGTCAATGACAAGACCGTGCGCGTGGAGTTCGATGGCGACCGTGAGCCTGTCATCACCGCCGTCCTGTCCGCCCTCCGCGCCCAGCCCCAAGCCCGCGAGGAAGCGCAGCCGGTCTGCTTAGAAATCCCGCTGTCGAACCACATGCGCGTGACGCTGGAATATGACGCGGACGGCTCGCGGACGGCAATGCTCTGGAATGAGGCGAACGAGCCTATCGCGGACGGAGAAGCTCCAGCCCTAACCACCCCACCCGCGTCAGAGGCTGAGAAGCTGCGGGCGGCGGTCCAGGCGCTAGATAAAATCGGAAATGGCGGAGTTTATTTCGCAGCGGGCGACATGCGCGATCTGGCGCTACAAGCCCTCGCCGCCCAGCAACAGGAGGGCGTGAATTGACCGCTTGGGCTCAATATCAAAACGACTTCAACGCCATGACGGACGCGGAGATTGAGTACGAAACGCGTCGATCACAGGACCAGCTAGACGAAGCCGAAAGCTGGCTTGACGCCGTTGCGACATGGAAAGCGGCCGGTCGCCCTCGCGCCCTCTCCGCAGCACCTGGGGAGGCGGGCGAATGAGCACCACTGACCTCTATATCATCAACGGCAAGAGCGTTTCGCACGTCGCCGAGTATCGCAACGGGTGGGGTTCTGGTCCTGCTGTTTGGGACTACCTGTCGGACAAATATGTTCCTGAGAAGCCTATCTATTCGCTTTCCGACAGCCACATGAAGAAGGTTTGGGCGCTGCAGTCCGATGACCGGCTGGCTGAGTGTGAACGCCTTGCTCTGCTCATGACGTTCGATAACGCATTTGTCCCGGTTCATGCGTTAGAGCGCGCAGGTGATTTATGCATCGAGTTTGCTGGCCTGTCCGATGATGGGGCGCGGGTAAACCATTGGCGCGCCATAGGAGAAGACCTGAAACGTCTCGCCGGGGTGAAGCAAAACCGTCATGCGCGTGGCGCGGCCCTGTCCTGCACTTCGGTCTGCGACCCGTGGTCCGATGCGCCGGAAAGCGCCCTGGCAAAGGCATGGCCGATCTTCACAAAGGACCGCCCCGATGCCTGAGACCATGAACACGCGCGAGAAGGTGTCTGAGATAATCGACGCGAACAAATACGAAGCGTGGACGGTAGATCGTGCCGGTCAAATGGCGGACGCCATCCTCGCCGCCCTCGCATCCGGCTCCGGCGATCATGCGGAGCTGGCTCTCAACGCTAAGGCTGCTCAGACATGGGCGCTCGGCATCTACGAAAACCGAGAGCAGGCCGCCCGCAGGTCTACGTTCATCGACAGTGACCTGCCCGCCACCGTCCTAGCCCTCCTCGCAGAGAACGCGGCGCTGCGGGCGGAGCGGGATGGCCACTTCGGGATGGCAAACCGAAGTGAGGACGCCTGGCTGAAAGCAGAGCGCAAGCTGGCGGAGGCGGACCAGGTGATCCGCGACATTGCTGAGACGCCCTACACCGGAGCGGACTGGCCCCGCAGCCGGGCCGCGACCTACCTCGCCAGCAAGGAGGCCGAACGTGGGTGAGCCGAACGAACTTGCACGCTTTCTGGCTGGCGACACGTCGATGCTGAAGTGCACCGTCTGCCGATCCCCGGCCGGAACGTGTGACTGCTGGACGAAGTGCCAGCGCCCTGGCTGCACGTGGTCCTATCGCAAAGGAACCGCCTGCAAGAACCCTGACCACAGGAGCCGCCAATGACTGACCCTATGGAACTGGTGGGGCGGCTGGAGGCCCACATGGGCAAAGCCGACATGGACGAGGTGCTGGCCGACTGCCGAGAGGCCGCCGCCTGCATCCGCGAGATGGTGGAGAAGATCGCCATGCTCGAAGACGAACTCGAGGTGGCAAATCTCTACCCAGCACCAGGAGCAGAAGATGAATAGGGTTCATTCCAGGCTGAGGGGCCGCCACATCAATCCGTTTCAAGTCCTACTGATCGGATTGGCGCTTGGATGGATGACCGCAGCTTTCTTGGTGATCGCATGGCTGCTTGTAATCATCCTCGCTTACGGGCTGTTCGGAGCAGGGATAAACCCGCCGAGCTTACGGGTTGCGGCCTTCGTATTCTCGGCTGTCTTCGTGACCGTGACCGTCGTTGGCTCAGGCTCTTGGGCGGCCGACAAGGTGCGCACTTTCCTCCAAAGCAAGGACACCACCCATGACCGCTGACCTGTCCGCCCTCATCGCTAGACTGGAAGCCGCTGAGGCGGGCTCGCATGAACTCGACAAGGCCGTCGCAGTCGCGTGCGGGTCCACAATCAACGTCTGGGCCGAAATCGCAGCAGATGGCACATTTTTAGGGTCGGTCCGTCCCGTCACCACCTCCCTAGACGCCGCCCTCGCGCTGGCGGAGCGTGTCCTTGGAAATGGCCCGTGTGTCCTTCACAGAAACGGGCCTACTGAATGGGGGTTCACTTATGTGGACGACGATACCGTCTATGCCGCCACCCCCGCCCTAGCCCTCTGCATCGCCACCCTCCGCGCCAAGCTCGACGGGTACGCAGCCGAAGGCGAAGTGAACAAAAACCCCAAGGCACAGGAGGGGTGAATGGGACAGCAGTTCGTTGACGCCTTCTACGCCAAACACGGCCCTTGTTGTGCTGGCTGTGACTTCTGGCGCTGGATCAACACCCGCATTGGCGAGTGTGTCCGCATGCCCCCGAACCAATCGCACGATGCAGCGGCTGGCCTCGGCATTGAGGGATGCTCCTTACCGCGCTCGACCACCAATCTGACCGCTCGGGATCACCTGTGCGGCGAGTTTAAGGACCAGCCAGCATGACCCCGCTGATCCTGATCTGCGCTGGGAGGGTGGAATGACACCTTACGCCTTCACACCTGAAACGCTGGCCGACCTCTGGGAAGTGTCCGCCGCGACCGTTCGCAACCTAGTCCGTGACGGAGAGCTGAAGGCCTTCCGCATCGGGCGTCAAATCCGCATCCGGCCCGAGGCCGTCACAGAATACGAGGACAAGCAGTGTCAGATTGGCGGCTCAAGCTATACCGAGGCAAGTATGCCGCCGTCAGGTCCGTCAACGGTCAAACCGAACGCTTCTCGCTCAGGACCGCCGATCCTGCAGAGGCCAAGCGCCGCCTAGCCGACTTCGCCGCCGCCCCTCTCGGAGAGACAGTCAAGGAGATTGTAGAGGCCTATCTGGACGATAAGGACAAGACCGCGATCCGCGCCAAAGACCTGCGCCTGGCGTGGAAACAGGCCGAGCCTACCTTCGGCCCCCTGCGTCCCGATCAGATCACGCGGGATGTCTGCCGGAAATATCGCGACAAACGGTACGCCCTCGGCCGGAAGCCCGCCACAGTCCGCAAGGAGCTTGAGGTCGTTCGAGCAGGCCTGAACTTCCACAAGAAGGGCGACACGGCAGTGTTCGAGCTGCCACCCCCTCCCCGCCCCAAGGAGCGGTTCCTGACCAAGGACGAGGCGCGGCGGCTGATTCATGCCGCTCGGCGCTACCATCACGTCAGGGCGTTCATTGTCCTGTCTCTCGCCACCGGGGCCCGTCAGACGGCTATGCTCGATCTGACATGGGACCGGGTGGATTTCGAGCGGCGCCTGATCTCCCTCCCCCTGAACGACAACAAGGACGAGCAGCGCAAGCGCCGGGCGGTCGTCCCGATGAACGAGCGCGCCTATCGCTACCTGCGCGTTCTCAAGCTCAGCGCACAGTCGGATCACGTGATCGAGTGGGCCGGTGGCCGAGTCCTGTCGATCAAGAAGGGGTTCGCGGCGGCCGCCAAACGTGCAGGATTACCCGAGGTCACGCCGCACATCCTGCGCCACACTGCCGCGTCATGGATGGCGATGGCCGACGTGCCCATGTTCCAGATCAGCAAGTACCTGGGGCACAGCGATACGAGGGTCACGGAAAGGCGCTATGCCAAGTTGTCGCCCAGCTATCTGAAGGGGGCGGCTGACGCGCTGGATTGGTAGTTAGTTGCTCCCGGTTCAACTGAACCGTCGTGAACCGTTTTAGATGCTGTGTTCATGCCTTGTTCGCGCTGGATTGGCTAGGGATTGCGCCTATTTGCAGGCTTTATCGGGTGGCCCGCAGAGTTCACACCGAGGGGGTCACAGGTTCAATCCCTGTCGCGTCCACCATCTTCTCTCATAAAAACAGTCTTCATCGCCGCCGTGGACGAGTAGAGCTTCGGTTCAAGTGAACCGTTCAAGGTCGCTCTCGCAGATAGAGATACAGCGGCAGGGAAAGCGAGAGCCCGACCAGGAAACTCGCTGGGAGCACCAGCCACCAGCGGCTGACATGGTTTCTGGACGCATCGCGCCAGGACCACACCAGGAAGACCGCTATCGAGATGAGGACGTCTGCGGAAAAGCCGCCGGCGGCGCCGTTCGCGAACAGGGACTTCAAGAACAACGGAACATCCGGCCCGTTCTCGAAAAAGAACGAGCCGAAGAACAGCCAAGGGAC